TCACAACACAAATGACCATAAATAATAAATTGCACCCAGCAGAAAGTAATCGATATTATTCATCAGTCACTGCAAGCAATGCAACTAGCAGAGTAAAATATAATCATGGGGATAAAGAGAATATTGCTAACATTAATTTAGATATGAATGTGGGGACTATTCCAACAACAGCTAACGCAGATTGCAATGCAGACTTTTATAGTTATTATAATAACATCATTGGCGATATGAAAGTGATTGTGACCTGTGATATAGTAAATCACGCAAAAGGCTATCAATTAGAAACTGGAGATATAGTGACATTTAGTTCTATGCCTGTAGAAATGTTTGGAACTGATTTTAGCGCTAGTAAATATTTTATGATTGTAGAAACAAAACGATCACTGGGTAAAGTCAGTATCGTAGCAAGAGAGGTTGGATAATGAGTAATGTAGATATAGCTAAACCCAAATTTTTTGTGGACCATATAAACAATAGATTAGCCACAGGGTCTGCACAGGACGGTAATGCGGATGTTATGTCTGGCACGAATTTAATTACAGCCACAACTAATGGAACTACCGAAGCAGATTTATTTGATATGCGTCCCATGAATCAAGTTCAGTTTAATACCTCTGGGGATCAAGCCGGTCATGTCTTAATTAATTACGATACAGGTGGTGGATTTAATATGGATTTTGTCGCAATACTAAATCACAATATGAAAGATGCAGATTGTAAAGTGCAACTCGCACATAGTAATACTGAAAATTATGTAAATAATGTGAACTTTGCTTCTGGATTTACAGAACCAACGTGTACCGAAGTTTTAAATGGCACAGTTGATAGTAACAACGAAGTTACACCCGGAAATAATGGATCTACTTTGTTTACATTTGGAGCAACCTCACATCGTTATTTTGGACTACAATTTGAAGGAACAGCTTCTAATGCGTTTGATGGTGTTAATAATTTATCTATTGGGTGTATATTAATTGGAGAACATTACACCATGCCAAGCGGTCCTAAAATACAATTGACTAGAAAAATTACATTTGATGGTGTGAACGTGCAAGAGTCAGTAGGTGGTCAGCGATTTGCAACCGCAACTAATACAGGCAAGAACTGGCTTAGTGCTAGCAATAAAAGTCCATTTTTGACAGCAAATCAAAGCTATTATGTATATGGTGGTCGAATGTCCTATGATATGGAATTTACCCATTTAACTAGCGATCAGATTATGCCCGGTGTGTATAGTGTAGAAACAGCTAGTGATTCAGTAGTGGCTGATGTGTGGAATAGAACCAAAGGTCCTATGATACCATTTATATTTACAAGCGATTCTACCAGTACCGCAGAATCAGATTATTTATTTGCAAGGTTTAAAAGCAATTCATTAGTGCAGCAACAAATCGCTAGTAATGTATTTAATATAAAGTTAGGTATTGAAGAAGAGTTTTAGCTGTAGGGGAAAATATGCTGTACTTTTCTCTGGGGAAAATAGGGGAAAATACGCTGCTTTTTTGTGCTATTTTGTGCCTATTTAGCTAAAATAACGTATAACAAAAAACCCGCCTAAAATAGCGGGTTTCTCGTCGAGGTTTTCCCAGTAGCGGAGGAGAGATTTGAACTCCCGACCTTTGGATTATGATTCCAATAGGTTACAGAGGGTGGTCATGCCCCTGTGGGGAAAATAGGGGAAATCCTACGTATCTTCTGCGTTTAATTATACACAAATTGCTCGCACCATTCAGCGGTTAGTTTTGTATTCCAAATGAGTTGTCTGCGTAATGGATCATCTGAAACTGCTTGTTTAGTAATATACCAAATATAATCTTTTGCGGTCTGTGTAATATCATTTTGCACGCACAACTCTAATACTTGATGTCGTTTTGAAACTCTGCCATGAGTTTTCCAACCCCATCTTTCTCCAGATGAGACATAAAATGAACTGGTCCCATCAATATTCTCACGCACGTAAAATGTATCATCTAAATCAGATACACATTTAGTTATTTGGCCATATGCACCGCTCAAGGCTGTTCCAGATGCTTTGCAGTTTTGTGGAAACCAATCAGCCACTCCTAATATATTAAACTTATATTGATTCATTATATTAACAATATTTTAATTCGCCAAATAACGCATACTGGACTATACAATCTGCATCATGTGCATCAATATCGCCTGTGTCAATAGTGGTATATCCATAAGGATAAATACTAGAATTATTGATTCTGACTAGTTGTACTTTATGATGCTCATCAATCCACATTTGCAATCCTTTCATAAAGCTTTCTTGATCTAGTTTATGTGTCATGCCAGTATATAAATAATTGCCATCTGCGTCAAAGTTTTCTGAGCCAAGATCAGATGTATCTTCATCCATAGTCAAGTAACCGCCATATACTAAATGTTCCCATTCGTATTTCATTTCTACTTGGTTTTCTGGCAGCAATGAAAAATCGCCGCCAGATCCACAATAACTTTCACACCAGTAATCAATACCGCCCTCAATTGCTGTACACATAATGTCGTCAATCTCAGCAGATGTGACTTTAATTTCAACATTTACTTTATGTTTCATTAATTCATCTCCGCTATACGATTGAGTCGATCACTTACCGCATTATTAATCTTATCCATCGTAGCATCTGATTGAGGTGCGTAATGCTTACTAACCATACCTGTACTGGTATCGCCAATAGCGGCCGCAGCATAGGCTATATTGTTGAGTTCTGCTTCAGACATCTGTGACTTCAGCCTACGTAAATCATGCGCTGTAAACTCCATATTTAAGATCTCATTCATAGTAGCAACATACTGACGCAGCTTTTTATATCCAAACGGCAAAGGAGCTTCTAAGCCTTGCGCTTTCCACTTAGCTAGTATTTGCATTACGCGTGGGTGCTGTCTTTCAGACTTCACTGATTTTTTACCTTTAGTTAACGTGGTAATTCTATTTTCAGTAAAATCTACATGATGCCAGTGCAGTTCTTTTTTGCGATTCAAATAATTGTATCGCAAAAGTTCTGTAGCTCTAGCTCCAGTATATACATACACAAGAATTATTTCTTGCAAGTATTCTGGTAGCTGTGGATTGGTCAGTAGATTATTAATCTCAGCGTTGGTCCATTCCTTGCACTTATGTTCCGGCAGCTGCGAATCATTATAACTATCATTAGTGGTAATGACTTCAAAATCAATCAAGCCACGTCCATGAGCTCCACCATTAGATTTGGCCCACATAAATATGGTCCTAAGATCTCGCAAATAGCTATTGATACCGCGACGTGTGCAGTTTTGCATTGAGCGTTGGGTTTTGTAAATCTCCCAACCCATTTTGCGACCTACACCCATTTCACGCGTTAAGCCACGTAAAGTATCTAACGGTGTATCTGCTGCGAAAATCACGTCTTCTAATTGCCCTGTTACTGGATCTATTTTACCCGTCACGCTCTGCATGACTTGTTCGTACTTAATGATAGTTAATTCGCTGGCCTTATTGGGCAATTCATTTTCACTAAACGCAGTGAATACATCGCCAACAGTAACAGCTTTTTCTGTTTTGAAATACAATAGCTTCCAGCTTGGATCATTGTTTTTAATGCACATTTCGATTGTTTTGTGCTTTTGCAAAAACACTTCTGCTTTGTCCTGTGTTTCAAAACGAGCCTTGTCCCATTTTAATGTTAGTGGGTCCTTAAAACTAACAATGAATGGTTGCTTGCTGGTTTTACTTTTTCTTTTATATATACTTGCCATGGTTTATTTGTCTCCTGTGTTCTGTTTATTAATGTTTCAAATTTTGATCATGTATTATATTTTTTGTTTCAATATATGGCTGCACACCCCAGTTGATTTTTACATAACTAGATGTAATGCATATATTTTTTTTATAAAAGTACACAATCGTAAACTTATAATAAATTGCGCCAAACGTAAATTTATACGCAGACGTTAATGTTGGAATTGTTTTACTGACGGTTTGTAATTCCTTCAATGACTCTGGCATAATGATGTTATTAACTGGATGTTCGTTAAACTTATGCCAAACCCCTACATCATAAAACTCATTTAGTTTTTTACTTGAAATATTTAGTGTTTCTGCTAACATATCAGAATTACTTATAGTTTCAATTCTTCGCTCCATTTTTGCTAGTGACAACAAATTTCTAACCCTCACAGTGCTAGTAAAATGTGGCTGTAAATCTTCATAAATCACATTAAGCGATTTATTGCCGATTTCATTTATAGAATTTTGCTCTTCTAATAAATTAATTTGTTTACTTTGCGCTGCCACTTTTTCTCTGAGCAGATTTATATGCTCATATAGTATTTCATGCTCCATTTCTCCCCCCTTATTAAATTGGTTTTTTTTGTCTTCCGCGTTGTTAATAATAATTTGATCTGATTTAAATTCAACACCTAGACCTAAATGTTGAACTAGTTTATATACGCTATCCATTCTCACTGAAACATCTGCGCCAGATTTCCATTTGGTTAACTGAGATCTGCTTATGCCAGTTGCTCTAGAAATTTCTGCTATATTGTGTTTTTCAGAGTTCAAAATACCGAATACACAATCTTTTTTAGTATTAAATATTTTATTCATTGAGGTCCTCACACCTAATTATTATACCAATAAACTAAGCACAAATGGGCAATAATGCAAAAAAACTCTTTTAAAAAGATGTTTTAGGCTTTAAGATAAGCAAACAATATGACTTCTAAGACTTCACAAAACCAGCGGACACTACACCAAATTATGAAAGACCATCGAGTAAGTACTCGCGGTCTAGCTGCGTTATGTGGTTTATCTCCTAGTATGGTGTCTAGACTGTTAAATAAAAAAAGAAAGTTTTTGCTAAGACATAAAGTAAATATTGCAAAGATATTCAATAAAAAGGTAGATAATATTTTATGGCCATAATACAACAAGGCTGGTTAACCAAAAAGCAAGCAGCTGCATATCTAGGCGTTTCTTTGCGTGGAATGGGGTACGCAATTGATTTAAAAAAACGAAATTTAGCTAATGAAACTTTAGTATTAAAAATGTATGGTAACCGTACACTCATAAGTGTACAAAGCTTAGATGAAACTGAAACTATTATTATAAATGAGAAGAAAATTGCTCCGCATAACTAGACGGCTACTGGTGTTTCTAGTCAATCCTTTCCTCGCACCGACTTATCTGGTGGCCGTTTAGTGTTTTACACGATCTTTATAGAAGACAAGCAAGAAAGAGCACAGTTTGCAGCTAAAATTAAAGCATTGATTGGAGAAGTGACCACTTACACTCCAGCAAGAAAAAGCGTAGACATTGGTATAAAAGCTGATGTAGATCAACAGACTTTAGCGAAGATATTTTCGCTATTAGAAAGAAGCGGTTATCGTATAAATGCAAAGAGCTCGGAACCACCCGAACTCCTTGCGTTCCATGCAAATGACCGAAGTCATTATAACACAGAAGACAGGAGAAGTTAACTAATGGGTGTATTACCGTCAAGTTACGAAGTTCCACAATCTGGCTCTGGTAATCTTTTTATAAAACTCGAACCGGGCGAAACCCGTATTCGTTTTTTAGATGAAGTGACCCTTGGCTATATTTATTGGAAAGATAAAAAACCGTTTAGAGTCAAAAAACCAGCAGATGTACCCGCTGGCGAAGATGGCAAGCATTTCTGGTTTGTTCCAGTATGGTGCAACGATCAAGTATCATTCCTTGAAATGGCACAAAAAACCGTTTTAAGTGAATTGGCTTTTCTAGATGGCAGCGCTGATTGGGGCGGTCTGGATAAACATGATGTTACGATCAAGCGTACTGGAGAGGGCATGGATACTCAGTATTTTGTGCAACCAGTTCCACCAAGCAAGCTTCCAAAAGAAGCAGTTGCTGCGTGGAAAGAAATGAAACCAAACTTTAAGCCAGCAAATTTATTTGTTGAAAACGGTGTGGTTTTTGCGAAAGGCGAAACTGATGATGAGTTGCCATTTTGATCAATGTAGCGCAAAAAGGCTATCGCGGCGAAGTTGAGGTTCTTGAATTGTTCGAGAACCTCAATATCCAAGCCATGAGATCTTGGGGATCTGATGGTCGCAGTATGAGAAATGCACAGGGTAAGTCTTATAAGTCTGATGTAGACATTGTAGCTATGATTGATGAATGGGACCTTAAAATACAGGTTAAAAGACGTAAAAAACTTCCCAGCTATTTGCAGTTTAGGAACTGTGATCTAGTGGCCACACGTATGGACCGTGGAAGTTGGGTTTATATTTTACAAGAAGATACATTTAAGGAATTATTGAAAAGATGTGTTTCGCATGGAATCAAAATTTAACCGACCATGTCGCAGTGCAAAGCGGGGTCAAAAATGAAACTAAAACAAATGGTCTTAGGTCGGCGGTGGATTCAGCCAAGGCCCCGCGCAACTTTACAGGAAATGATATGACAGCTAAACAAAAAATGATTGAAATAGTCGGTAGTTGTATTGATAAGACTTTAAAAGAATATGGCGATAAACCATGCGATTTGAGCGAGAAAGATACACGTATGGATATTGCCATGGATACGTTGGATAAGATTTTATTGATTTTAGAAAAACCAAATTATTACGGTCCGGGAGATCCGGGAGATGAGCATCAACCCAAGGAGCAAAAGTGAGCAAAGAATTTAATTGGAAAAAGTATCAGTCAGACGTGATTAAGAAATGTATTGATAAGTATGGCAGTAGAGAACAGGCTATTGTTGAAATGGATGCGGAAATAGGCTCTTTACGCTTGAAAGCAGAAACATTGGGAAACATGGTTGACTGGGACAAAATAGAGAGGGAAATCGATGACGAAGAAGAAGCAAAGCAAGCGAAGAGCGCGTAAAAAGAAGATTAAAAAGAATTTAAATATGCGGCGTAACACAAAAATAAAAAACAAAGAAAGTGCAGCAAAAAAACGAAGATTACGTAAGATTGCAGCAGTATTAAAAAAACGCGATGGTTAGAGATTAGAGAATCGAGATTAGAGAAATGACTACAAAAGAATTAAAAAAGTTTAGAGAAAAATTTATTGAAGATGCGAATAGTCTTAGCGACAAAAAGTCAATTGAGTACACAATCTCAAATGATGATAGACTGTTTAACTTTAAAAATGTAGGCAGTCGTATTGGCATTACGCCAGAGCAAGCATTAATGACTTATGTACTTAAACATATGGACGCAATATGCAACGACGCAAAAACCGGGGAAGTTGTAAGCGATGAAACCATTTTATCCAGAGCGCATGATTGTGTGAATTACATGATTTTATATGCAGCTCTAAAAACAGAATTATCTAATAACATAGAAGACAAAGAACCACATACACATGATAAAAATAATGTTGAACAAAGCGGAACAACAATTGGCGATTCTGTGCGGGAGCGAACGTCATATACAGAACCGCCAAAATGGGAAGGATTACCATAAGGTAAATTTTACCAACGATATAAACGGGATAGCAGCTGAAATAGCAGTTGCTAAATATTGCAATAGATTTCCAGACTTATCGATCGGACCACAACGTGGCGGCGCTGATCTAAAGATAGCTGGTAAAACAGTAGATGTAAAAACTACTGGTAAGAATCCCGGTTACTTACAGGCATCGCTTAATAAAACTTTAGACGATTCTGATGTCTATTTATTAGTCACAGCCGACTTTCCAACATTTACTATCCAAGGTGGAGCCACTAACCACCAGCTATTAAACAAGACTACAATAAAAGATACTGGGTACGGTAAAAAATACACGCTAGAGCAAAGCCAGTTAAGCAGCTTGCCGCATTTATTTAAAAAGAAAGAACCATTGGTTTTTTAATGGCTGGTTTACATTCAGTTATTAAAGGCAAGGTGGGCGAGCTCTCAATACGAAAAGATCTCATCAAGCATTATAATATTTATTTGCCAGAGTGTGACACGGCGCAAGTGGATCTGATTGTTGAATGCGGACCGGGCATTATGAAACGGGTCCAGATTAAAACATCTTTTGTGATGAAGACTGAAACATCATTAGAAGTAGACACACGCAAATATGTAAATACTGGACGAGTGGATGTCGTAGCTATCTACTATGAACCTAATGATGATATTGCATACGTCCCCTACGAGAATACCAGCAAAATTAATCTAGCCTTGTATACGGCAAAAAACAATCAAACTAAAGATCGTAAATGGTTTTATAGCTATCGACGATTTCCGGAGTTTAGCTAATGATGAAAGTAATATCACTTGGAGTAGGCGTACAATCAACTGCAATGTATATGATGAGTTCACTTGGCCGTATTGAGCGTGCAGATCACGCAGTATTTGCTGACCCCGGAGCAGAGTTGCCACGCACATATGAAATTTTAGAATTATTACAAGACTGGGCCAAATATAATAATGGCATACCAATTCATATTACCACAGAAAAAAATCTATATAAAGACATTCTTAATAAATCTAATTCTACTGGTCATAGATGGGCCAGTATACCAGCTTTTAGTGAAAATGGTGGCATGATAAGACGACAGTGTACTGGTGAATATAAAATTGAACCAGTTATACAAAAAATTAGACAATTGCATGGATTAAAAAAACATAAGCATATGCCTAAGACTCAAGTATGGCTAGGTATATCGCTAGATGAAATACAACGCATGAAAACATCTATTCTGCCAAGAATTGACTATTACTATCCACTAATTGAAGAGCGTATGACACGCTCAGATTGTATAAAACTATTTAAAGAAAAAAACTTTCCAGTGCCACCTAAATCTAGTTGTGTGTTTTGTCCTTATCACAGCGATAAAAACTGGAAAGAATTAAAAGAAGTGCATCCACAAGCGTGGGATCAAGCAGTTAAAGTGGACGAATCTATACGTGATATGTCTAAAAAAGGTGTTAAAGAGCCAATTTATGTACATCGATCATGCAAGCCATTAAAAGATGTCGAATTTGTAGATCAAGGAGAATTGTTTATGTGTGAAGAGGGATTTTGCGGATTATGAAAAAGAAACCAGATCCACATTATGTGGCCAGCGTTCAATACGATACTGAAGACGGTCAAACTGCTGATAGTTATGCGTATGGAAAAGAATTTAAACACATCGTAGAAAGTGTAAATGATCTTTTAAAGATGCGAAGAAACTCCGAGGTGTTGTTTGCTTCGTATATAGATCGTAACAAACGAGAATACGATGTAACCGATAAAGTGAGGAAAGAATGTATGAACCAGAAGTTATAGAGATGCGGGGCCGAAAGCACGTTGTAGATAAGGCTATCAAAGCTTGTATGAAATGCGGACTGACGTGGGAAAAGGTTAATAAGAGAGTGTATCAAGTAAGTCATTTTTATTATCCATTGGGTGTTATACCACGCATTGGAAAAGAAAAGAAAACGTGCCCTAGGTGCGAAAAGAAATAACCGCAGAGTAAGCCTGTTTTTAAGAAAAAAGACAGCAGATAATCTGGTTGGCGCTAGAGCGCTCTGCGGTTTTAAAAAAAAGGAGATAAGATGGGAATAATAATAGCATTTACTGCCATTGGCGTAATGATTTTACTAGTCTATTTGCACGAGACTCAAGATGATTAAGTACTACTGGGAAAGCTTATTTAACGAGAATCTGACCTTCATACTGGGGTTTGAAGCAGTGGTATTTATGTTTCTGCTTTTCTTTGTCAGTATCGTGATCAGATTACACAGAATGGAGAAAAAGATCGATGATTTTAATGAATATTTCTGAGTGGGTAGTTGAAGCATTTATTCTGAGCATGGCACTGTTGTGTTGCAGTATTGCGATCGGAATTGTCATGCTTATTGTGAGCGTATCGATACAATTTATAGAAAATAAAATAAGGAACTAAAAAAATGGGAAATTTAGATTTGCACGGGAATAATTATGTGCTTTTGGATGGGACAAAAGCACCTAGCGTAACCACAATAATAGGCCAGAATCTTGGCTGGAATAAAAATGTATTAATCAATTGGGCCAAGCGTCAAACTATGATTGGTAAGGATGCAGACCGAGTATTACAGGATGCAGCTGATACAGGTACGCTAACGCATTTATTAATTGAGAACCATCAGCGCGGTTTAGATACAGACACGAAAGATTTTACACGCAGCCAGACCGAAAAAGCTATGATTGCGTTTAGTGGGTATTTAAAATGGGTTGAAAAAACTCAGTTTAAGGCACTGGCAAATGAAGTCGTTATTGTGGATGAAGAGCAGAGAATTGCTGGGACCATAGATTGCATTGGTAAGATGGGCGATGATCTGGTGGTCATAGATTGGAAAACTTCGAAATACTTATATAAAGAGCATAAAATTCAAATTTCTAAGTATATAAATATGTATGAACGAAAGCAGCCAAAAGCACAGGTTAAGTATGGTATGGTCCTTAGATTTGAAAAAGAAGAATGCAAATTTCATCAACATAAAATTCAACGCGATAAAATTGAGGCTGGGATTAAAATATTTGATACACTATTAGAGCTACATAATCTAAAAACATCGGTGTGAGAGATAAATTTGATCGGCTGAACAGCGCGCAAAACCGTGCGAGTTGTCCAGTCAACAAACCAGAAGTATGTACTGGCGACGGTAAGGATTTTCCCATTGCTATTTATGAAGACTTTGCGAAATGTTATCGCTGCGAACATAAATGGAACGAGAAAACAGAAAAAT